GTGACCATATCTTCAACGGTGAGCCCAGGCTGCGGCTTGTGCCTGTGAGGGATTTTGTTCCTCAGGTGCCCTTCAGATTGGACGAAAGCAAACGTATCGACGCTCCAGTCTACGCACCTGTTGATCAATTGGGTCCGGTCTTATCTCAACAAGTTCCGGTCGTCACTGGCAATGATATGTCATCCATGATTGCCGCTTTTAATAAGCGCTGCAATTTCCGTAGTGACGAGTCGATTGCTCCCCACGTGTTGAAGTCTGCCAAGAAACTAGCAGGCCTCGTCTTCCCAGCTTCGCAGCCTTTCGATTGGACTCAGGATGTGTTCGATCGTTGGGTCATCAAGTTTGCGCCCGATAAGCAACGGCGCATGCATGAGGCAATTCTGCGATTGTCGGATTGTGATTTCCGCACCATTTCAACCAGGTCTCTTATGGTTAAAGGTGAAGTGCTTCTAAAACGGAATGATCCGACTTGGGCTCCGCGCATTATCTACGTAGGTTCCGATGAGTACAACGTCATCACGGGACCTCTTCAAGATGAGTTTAATAAACGTTTGAATTGCGCGTTAGACGTGTTTTCGTGCCCAGAGGTTGAGGGCGTTTGTTTTGCCTACGGCAAGAAGGATACCGTCATCGCTGACTTCATGGCGGGTCCTGGAAAATTTTACGAAGGCGATTTTTCGGCAAACGACAGAAGCCAACTCTGTGAGGTACACGAAATCTTTGCACACTGGTTGAAAGTTAGTGGAGCTCCCTTATGGTATACCAAGCTCTATCGCAAACTGTCAAAAACATATGATGTTGTGTCTTATGATTATGGTGTGTCGGCCACCTTATTTTATCAATTGGCCACAGGTGGTACTGACACCACGGGACGCAACACCATTTGGAATATGTCACTTTGGTACAGTTTTTGCGTCGAAAAGAGAGTTCTTGGTACTCAAATAGCCGTGCTCGGCGATGACATTGCTGTTCGTACAGGAGAGAAGGGGATTGTCTTACAACAATGGGTTAGTCATTGTGCTTCCGCTGGTATGGTGCTTAAGGCCCAGGAGCGTAGGCTGTATTGCGACCTTACTTTCCTCTCTCGGTTTTTCGCTCCGAAGGGTTCTCAAAATATCATGATACCGCTCATTGGCAAGGCTCTTTGCAGGTTCAATGCAAGGGCCAACCGCAATCAAGATGTCAGTGATGCTGAGTACATGGCCGGAAAGAGCCTTTCCTATGCATACGAATTTCGTCACGTTGGCTATTTGCGTGACCGCTTTTTACAACGCTTCCGGTCCACGGGAGTTTCCATTTCTCGCGTTAAGTTGCTCGATTTAACTTGGTTCGCACGCCAGGACGTGTCCGGTTCTCAGGACGTTTTACACGCTGCACTTAACGACGAATTGGTGCTCTCAGATGACGAGTTTTTGGAAGTGGTCATGGCCAAGTATGACATTGGACTCTACGATATGGACTATCTATGCGACAGGCTCATCCTTGAAGACGTGCCTTGTGTCTTCTCCGATGAACGATATTACGCTTTTGAGCACGAAATTGCGTAACTGGAA